AGATTAACGCTTTGCGAAGTTACTAAATATTCATTCGTTTGCATTATTTGAATCCCAAAATTAACAGATCCTGGTCCTTTCTTAACTCCGATTGATCTAATGCCTAGTTTTTTTAATTCTGCTATTGATTTTGGTTCTGCAGAATCACAATAACAAGGCAATCTTTGGTTAATTCTTTTAGCTATTTGACTATTAGTTAATTCTTTTTGATAACAAATTTCATTTAATATCCTTTGACCGTTCCATTTGTAAACCTCAACTATGGCAGTCGGATCGTTTGTATATCCAAAATCTAAACCGTAACCAATCAAAATAGCATCCTCAGGTAAATTATCAATTATTTTCCAATTGTTAAATATTACACCTTCTAAATTACCTATTAACCCTAAACCGTAAACCCTCCACCAATTAGACCAATATCCGTTTTTAATATTGTTTTCTGCAAATAATTCTGTAAAATCTAAATCTTGATATTTATAGAATCCTTTTTTTAAAGCTTTTTCTATTTCCTTAATAATAGATAAACTTAACCCTTCATTGTCTTTATATGTTAAGGTTATTTCTTCGCTATCTTCATCGTCTTTTAGCTCGGTGTTTATCCAAAATTCATTTGAGGGATTGTAATCGAGCCAAATTTCTAAGTCTGTCCTAATCGCTAATTGATGGTAAGTTTCGAATTTTATATTGTTACACTCATTTATGTACAGAATATTTCGCCTTGGCCCTCTGACTTTATCTTCTTGATCTGCACTAAAAAATTCAATATAGCTACCACTAATAAAATGATAAGTTAATAAGGTTCTATTCCAGTTGCCATCTATATACCTACCTGTTGCCCTCATTATCTTCAAAAAGTCTTTTATTGCGCCTTTTCTTAAATGTGGTATAGACTCGGAAACTACCGAAATTTCTAATAAATTATTTCTTGCTGCTTTGTCAATTAGTATAGGTAAAACACCGTAAGTTTTACCCGCTGAGGTTCCACCAGGTATTTTTTTTATACGCTTTGTTAGTTTGCGTAATTTTTTTATTGCTGTTGTATAAATAAATCCGTTAGCTTCTTTAGTCGTTGTCATCCCCAAATAATGGTTGCTCTACAATTTGTTTGTTTTCTGTTTTATCAACTAGACCGTTTAACCGTTGTGTAATTGATGAATTATAAAAACCTAATAAACCACCGGTTATTTGATTTTCTCTTATTTCGGTCTTTATACGCGTACAGATACCAATAAAGTCATTGTAACAAGCGTCTTGATTTGTAAAATATTGTTCGATGCAACCTATATTTTCATCCCAGCAATATCGTTTAAAACCCTCAAGTGTCATTGGTAATTTTTGCGCATCAGTTACCCTATCGCCCTCTTTGCCCACATATTGAACTTTAAGCCACTGCTCGGCTCTTTTTTCTAAGTCAAACTTATATCCGTCAAAAACAAGTTTCAGGTCGGCAGGTTTTTTAAAAATGCGTGTTGGGTGCGCCATAACATCAAAAATACAAATTATCGTTTATAAAACAAAACGGCATTAACTAAGCCGGTTGCTTCCATTTTATTATTTGATTTTGTTTTATTCCCATTAAATTCCTGACTACCCTATAACCGCTTTCACTTTCGTAAAGTCCGTAAGGACGTTCAACCTTGATAAGAGTTTCAATTTCGCCGTTGTTTACTTTTATCTGAGTACCTAAATCTGTTAGTCTTTGTTCCATAATATCGGTGTGTTACTTATTACGTGCTTTATTTCATCAAAAGTAGGTTTGCTATTTAATGATAACATAACTTTAACATTTAAACAAGCATCGATTAAGGCTTGGTTTGCTACTTCTTTTGCATATAATTCAATAATTTCCTTTGTGAAATCTGATTTTTCGTAAGGGAATAAACTATCCCAATAAACGCCAAAGGTTTTATATGCAACCTCGTTTTTTATTTCATCTAATGTTTTCATACCAATATATCAAGATAAAAATTAATTTTCGATTTTAGGTTTTTCTGCATTAAGGCGATATTAGCATCTGTAAAGCGTTTATACTGTTTCCCCGACAACTTATTCATATATCCTTGGTGCGTTACCTCCATGAGCTCTGCCATCGCTTTGTTGGTCAATCCGAAGTAGTCCTGTACTTCGGATTGTTTTAGGTGGTTTGGGGTCATTTTAGTTTATTTGGGTCGGTTTCATTAAAAATATGCTGTGCAATTCCTATTTGCTGCATCCAAAGTTCACTTTCTGTTTGCATTTTATGGTTTAAACAAACATTTAATAACTTACCTAAAGCATTTCTCAGCTTTATGTTTTCATCTGTAATATGAATAATTATTCTTGATGCTTTAGTAAATGAATCGTCCATTGTTTTTAGTTTAAAACTCAAAAAGTGTTTTAATTGTTAAAATCCATCCAATATCAGCTTTTGTTTTTATGCACTTAGAGTCTAAATAAACATCGTATTTATCGTTTTTAAGATAACAAGAGAATTGATGTTTAAACTCTCTTGTTGTGAACTCTATAACTTTATCCATCATAATATCAATCCAACTGTTAAATCTTGTTCATCACACACTATTTCTGCTTTTAGCTTTGATAAAACTTTTTTAAGCTTTAAAACGTCTTCAATTGAAACGCAATACAAAATTATAGTTCCGTAAGTAACCAATGAATTTTTTAAGGTAATGCCGTATTTTTTTGTTTCTTTGGTAATTTGATTTGCTAAATTTTTCATGTCTTTTATTTTTTAGTGTTTTGCTATGCTCAAATATAAGGTTATTATTTATTAACCCGAAATACTTTTATCATATTAAAGTAAAAAACAATTCGCTTAGTATTTTCTATTATTAACCCAAACTTTTTTGCTATACGATAATTAGACGAACGAAGATTAAGTCTATTAACTTGGTCTTCTAATTCTGATCTGAATAATTCTAAATGATTCGATGTTTTCCATTTATTGCAAACCCTACAAGCTGGCATGAGATTGTCAAAATGATTGACATCGGTTTCTTTTAAATGATTTAAGAACTTTGGTATTCCATATTTATTAAGAATACGTCTATTAAAATCATATTGAGGTACAATGTGATCAACTTGCATTTTCTTTATTTCTAAAGTTTCTCCGCAATAGCCACAATGACCATTATATTTTTCATGTACTAATTTTCTATTTATCTTCATTTAGTTTTTAGTTTCAATTCATCTTGAAAGTAAGACTTAATAAGGTTTACTGTATCTTCAAATCCCCATGAAAAAAAAGCACAATATCCAAAGCTATTTAATTTATCTATTGACTTTTGCTGATTTAGCAAGTGATCGTTTTTAGATGCTTTTATTTCGCCATTTTTTTTAAATGGTGTAATTACCTTTAATTCAATAAAAAGTCCTTTATAGGTTTTATTAGGCTGTAAGATTAACAAATCTGGACAATGAAAATTACTATTTTGTATATCTTTATTTCTTTGCGCTTGCGGAGCTGTCAAATAAACACTTGCAATTGTATCACTTAAGAAAAAAACGTTTGGATATTGCAATTTTAAAAATTTACAAATTTGCTTTTGCAAAATATATTCTGGCTGATTTTTCATAATTAAAATTTAGAGCTTTGTGGCATTGTATTTATATTTTCTGAAATTTCTTCGAACGGATCAAAAGATTCATTTTCATTTTCAAACCTTTGAAATTTACCAACGAATTTGCACCGAGCAGTATCTACTATACCATCCCTGTTTTTTGCGATTATTATTTCAGTTAGTCCAAAAGTAGAATTACCGTTTTCATCTTCTTCAATTCCATAATATTCTGGTCTGTAAAGAAACATTACAACATCTGCATCTTGTTCGATTGAACCAGACTCCCTTAAATCTGATAGCATCGGTTTTTTATTTCCACCTGGCCTAGATTCAACAGCTCTGCTTAATTGAGATAAAGCTATTACAGGGATATTTAAATCTTTTGCTATATGTTTTAAACCTCTTGAAATTTCGCTTATTTCCTGCTCCCTATTTGCACCTTTTTTATTAGAACCTGAAAGCAGTTGCAAATAATCAACAACAATTAATTTTATATCATGCTTTTGCTTTAACCTTATAGCTTTAGCTTTAACTTGGTTGATGGTTAAAGTAGAACTTTCATCAATAACTATTTTACAATTAAATAATTTATTTGATGTTTTTTCTATTTTTATTTTTTGCTCGTTTCTTAAATTACGCCTTTTAATCGCTTCTAGTTCAACCTCACTTTCTGCTGAAATTATACGATCTGATAATTGTTCTTTCGACATTTCAAGTGAAAAAATAGCTACTGGTAAGTTTTGATTTATTGCAGCATTTCTAATAAAATGCAAAGCCATTGCGGTTTTTCCCATTGCAGGTCTAGCAGCTAAAATGATTAAATTATTGTTTTGCCATCCATTAGTTATTTCGTCAAGCTCTGACAAGCCCGTAGAAATTCCAGTTAAGCCCTCTTTTAAGCCCTCACAATAAAGTTTATATCTTTCTGATACTAGACTATCAAATGTAACAAAGTCTCGACCTAGAGTGCCCGAAATCATTTCGTAAAGATTATTGGTAGAATACTCAATTGTTTCAAATGGATCACTTGTATCATCATAAGAATTTTTTATTATTTCAGTACCTAGCCTGATTAAATCCCTTTGTATAAATTTTTGTTTTATGATTTTAGCGTGAAACTCAATATTTGCAGCGGATGCAACTCTATTTGTTAACTCTGTAATGTAGAAAAACCCTCCAATAGATTCTAAATTACCATCCTTTTTTAATTGTTCACAAACAGTTAAAATATCAATTGCAATTGCATTATTACTTAATGTAATTATTGCTGAATAAATTTTTTGATGATTAGGTTTATAAAAGCATTCATCATTTAGTATATCGCTAACATTTAATAGTGCTGTTTTCTCCAGCATCAAAGCGCCTAAAACTGCTTCTTCTAAATCTAAAGCTTGCGGAGGTAAATATCCTGTAGTTGTTAATTGTTTTAGTCTGTTCATTTTTTATGAGTTTTTAAGTTTTCGTCTTTTAATTGCGTTTTTCTCGGCTTGCGAAAAATAAACTATTTCTTTAGGTTTTGCTTTTACTGTTGCTAATTTTTCAACCCAATTAACATCTTGCCATTTACCATCTTCAAATTTATTAGATTGATTGCCGATAAATGAATTTATAGAATGCTTAAATTCTGGTTCTTTTTCCTTTATTTTTTTATATGCTTCAAATTGAGTTAAGAAATAAGACTCATCTTTTAAGGTTGTTAAAAATGCTAATACTAATCTTTGCTGTTTTATATGGTTTTGGTTTTCAATTGAAAAATTAAAGAAAGAAAGAATATTTGAAATGTCGGTTTCCTTTACTTTACTTTCATTTACTTTACTTTCCTTTATATTGGTTTCGTTTGGGTTATCGTTCGCTTTCGTTTCGGTTATGCTTTCGCTTTCGTTTCGGTTAGCGAAAATTAACCCATTTGGTTTATTTTGGGTTAATTCTTTCTTTGGTCTGCCACCTAATAAGCCGTTTTTTCTATTAGTAATAGTCTGAACCTCTTTGCTTTGTAGTTGTTCATTTAAGAAATTGATAATAACAAAGTCTTTTTCAATCTTAATTACTCCACAATTAATTAAAGTATTTACCTTTTCTTCATTGTCTCTAAATTTTTTTAATAAATTGACAAATGTCAAATCACAATCTTTGCTCCAGTAGTAAGAACAAACGTTTATAAAAAAACCTTGAGTATCAAAAGTCTCTAAAGTAATATCTCCATTAAACCAATCATTAATATAAAATTTAAAATATGGAAGTTCTTTAGCCATTTTTAAAACCTCCTTTACTAAAAAAAATAATATATAATTTTTTCATTTATTTATAATTTAAAAACCTTAACTAATTACTAATTTACCATCAACTATATTAATATTAAACCTATCGTAATCAAGTGATTTAATAATTTCAAAAGACCTATCATTATAGTTTAGTATTTCAATATTTCCTAAATCATTTAATAAAATTTTTTGGTTTATTTCCTCTGAAAGTATATAAAACAGAATTGAATACTTAAAATTTTTTAATTTTTCTGATTGATAAGACTCGGGATCAGATTCGGTTATTTTATAAATACCAAATTCATGAGCGAAAACAGTTCCTTTGTTTAATAAAATTTCCATTTCAATGGTATTAAAACCATTGTCATCCATTAATTGTAAATCCATTTTTATATTGTTTGTTATTATTTTTAAAACATTTTATAGCCAAAGAAATTATGATACTAATATCTTAAGCTTATCTTGCTTGTCTTTTGATAGCTGCCTTAAACCTTTCATACACATATAGAAGTAGTTTGGTTTCACTCCTATTTTTTCTGCTAGATATTTCTGTTTAAATCCTGACTTTTCAACTTTAATTTTTAATAGTGTTTCCATACCGCTAATATAATGTTATTAATTAATATATCAAATAGTGTTATCATAAATAAATTAAATAAACAAAAAAACCCTAAAGAGTTCGTCCGGCTAGACTCCCCCTTTAAGGTTTTATTTAAGTTTTAGATTGAAAGTAGCCGCTTTCATTTTACTCCGCTAAGATACTTAAAATAAATTAAGTTGCTCTCCTAAATTGTCTTTTTTGAACCATTGATTTGCCCGGTTTTTAATTTCCGCAATAGTAATTAATCGCGTTCTTTCGATTGTAATTCCTTTGCTGTCGCCCATCCACCTTACAGGATGCGAAGCCCCTCCAATACCGAACGCATCGCTCCAGCTTTTACCGGCTTTCAATTGCCTTAAAACATAATTGTTGGCAACGTGTTGGAAAGCCGCATCAATAATTTTATCGTTTAAAGTTGTTGGTTTTGGGTGGTCGTATTTCATAATTTGCTTAAACATTGTTCGTAAATTTTTGATGCAATTTGAGCTGTCATTATTGGAGGTACTGACATTCCAATAAGGTATTTTACTTTGATTTTTAAGAAATTATAATCACTTGGAAATGATCCGCCTTTTATTATATCTTCATCGTGTAAATAGTTGTGACAATCATCTCTAAACTCGCCACTATCGTATGCACTTAAAATAGTTTTTAACGGTTTTGAGCGGTCAACTTTTGAATAACTAAATAACTTTTCTTTACCAATTAGTCGACGTGTGCAATTACCAACTGATTCGCCAATATTTACTTTATCATACCATTCTATTACCGATGGATATAATTTCCGCCCAGGTTTACCACTATCAAAATCTTTAAACGGTATTTCTCTTTCATTAAAAAACATTTCAATTTTTGGCACCTCCGTAAACATATCAGCATAATGTAAAAATGGTTTAGCTAAATCTTTTCGTAAACAAATAAAGAAAACCCTTTCACGTCTTTGAGGCACTCCCATTTTTGAAGCGTCTAATAAAAAGTGTTGACAATAGTAACCGGCTTTATCAAATTCTTTATATATTTTACGAACGTATGCTTTAGCTTCTCCCATCAAAAGTCCTTTGACGTTTTCTGCAACTACAACTTTTGGCTGTAACTCTTTTGCTAAATCTATAAAATCAAAGAATAAAGTATCTAAAACTTGTTCAGCTTGACCCTCTCTAAATACCTTTTCTTTGCCCCAATCTTTTTCTCTGTTTCCAGCCATACTAAAAGAGCTGCAAGGTGGTGAACCATCTAAAATGTCCAAATTATAGAGTTCTTTTGGTAAATCTTTTCGTTTTGCAAAGGTTGTAATTGATTCCAAAAATGAAAACTTAGGATTGTGATTTTCTTTGTAAACCTCAATCATTTTTTTATCAATGTCGTTATGTCCGATAACATCAAAACCCGCTAATTTGTAGCCAAATGAACTGCCGCCACCGCAAGCAAAACAACTAAATACACTACCTTTGTCTTTTGTAAAAACGGTATCTTTTAACGTCCAATTATAATTAAATTTATGTTTCATATACTTTCTATCCTCCCAAACTTTACCCACCTTTCCACATCTTCAACCCGATTAGATATTTCATTATTATCAGACGTCAACCAGTCATAATAAAACGGCTTAACTTTGCCGATTCTTATTAGTGTTAAATCTTGTGTAAAATTGTCCATAATCGTTATACGGTATTTCTTAGTGGGTGTTAGGGTCATTAGAATAACTTTTCCTGCTTAATAGTTTTTTTAAATCTCTTTGCAGCTTCTTTACAGTTTAAAATAGCTTGCTTATAATAGCTATCTTTAAGTTCAATTCCAATAGCCTTTCTACCCATGCTAACAGGACTAAAAACCTCACTACCTACGCCCATAAACGGAGTTAAAACAATTTCACCAGGATTAGAATATAATTCTACTAATCTATCAATAACATCTAATTGTAATGGGTGTACGTGTTTCTCGTCGTCTTCTTCTCTGCTATCTCTAAATGGTAAAACATTATCAATTCTAACATCATCCCAAACGCTAGACGCGTAACGCTGCCAAATGTAATGATTTAGCTTAGTTATGTTTTCATCTTCATTAATAGCCTTTAAATGCTCCCATAATGTAACCTCATTATAGTTTGAATTATTAGCATTGTTGTAAGCTCTTAAAATATTTGGCAAAATTGGAGTTTCTCCAGCATAATGATTCATACCATAAGGATGCACTACAGGCACTAAGTTTTCGCCTTTTTTTGTAAAAATTAATACATAATCTGGCATAGCAGTAAAACACTTAGTGCTATCTTCTACTATAAACTTGTGCATTAAAGATTGAACCATTGTTCTCATTCTTACTTTTAAAGGTTCTTTCCAAATCGTAATACGGTTTCTATACTCAAATCCGTACTTAATATGTAGCCTTATAATTTCATTTGGAAAATCCCAAAGTCTGCAAGTGTTATCAAAAACATCGGTACAATGAATGGCCGTAATACGGCCAGGTTTTGTAACTCTTGAAATTTCTTTTATTAAAAATTCGTATTGGTCTAAAAATTGTTCTTTGTTTTCGCAATTGCTAAAATCGTTTTCGCTTGAGCTGTAATTATATAATCCAGCAAACGGAGGACTATAAACCGATAGGTCTATACTTTCGTCTTTTAATGTCGGCATTACCAGCATGCAATCAGAATTATATAAGCTATAATTATCTGTGTGTACTTGGTCTTTTACTTTGTTTTCTTTTTTCATGTCTATAAAAATTTTGGTGTAATTAATTCTTTGTTAAATTCTTTTTGTGTGTGTGTAAAAACTCTATTTACGTTATCTGTTAGGTTTTTGTGTAGTTCAATAGCTTTCTTTGTCTTTTGGTCTAAAGCTTCTAATACACGTGTTTGTCCATCCGAAATAACCATATCAATAGTAACATCGTTTTTTTGTCCAAACCTCCAAAAACGTCTATAAGCTTGGTACATTTGTTCATAACTCCATGTCGGAAAAAAAACAGAATGATTACAATGCTGCCAATTTAAACCCATACCAGTCATTTTAGCTTTAGTAATTAAACGTTTTATTTGTCCATCGGCAAACGCTTTTAATATTTCTTCTTTTCGCTCAATACTTTGACTTCCTATTATTTCAACCGCTTCTTTATCATTTGCTTTTAATATTGCGCTTTCGTTATTCGTATTGCACCAGTAAACAGAAGTTTTATTTGCTGCTAAATCAATAGCTTTTTCACATCTTTTTTGTTCTGTTTGTTTTTGTTCGTGTCTTACCTCTATCATAGATTTAGCAGTAGGAGTAAACATTTGTATTTGACCGCTTATATCAATTAAAGATTCATTCTTTACAATATGTTTATTTACGATTAGTTCAGGTAGAATATATCTATCATTACTAAAACCTAAATCACTAGGCATCTTACACATAATAGACCATTGATTAACCCATGCAAAAAAATCATTTTCAGCATGTGGCTTTAGATAAAACTTTTCGCCAATATTTCTATTTGAATTATCTACGCTGTTTTGATTATTTTTAAAAAACTTGCCTAACATGTCAACATAACCCATATATCCTAGAGCTTCGGAGCTGGTTCCTAATTCTATAAAATCGTTTGGACTTGGAGTTGCTGTTGATAAAAAACGATAAGGAACTTTTTTTATAAAGGAGGTTATTTCGTTTTTAATCTTACCATCAAAGTTTTTTAATATGCTGCTTTCGTCGCAAATAACGCCTACGAAATCATTACTATTAAAATAGTGTAACCTTTCGTAATTGCAAATAACTATTTTCTTAGTGTGCTTACCATCTTTTGAATATTCAATATCGTCAATGCCTATTTTTTCAGCTTCTAATAAAAACTGAAAAGCAACGGCCAAAGGCGTTAATATTAAAACTTTCTTATTAGTGTGTAAAACTACATTGTAAGCTTCTGAAAGTTGCATTAAAGTTTTACCTAATCCAGTATCAATAAAGTTTCCTATTCTACCTTTACGGATTGATTTTTCAATAATAAACTTTTGGAAATCAAAAGCAATATCGGGATACCATGTTGATTTAAATCCGCTATCACCGATAGAATGTTTTTTTTGTTCTAAAAATTCTAAGTAATTCATCTTTTTAATTTGTCTATAAAAAAGTAAATCCTGAACAGGTCAGCGGTAGTAGTCGCCTCCCCATTCAGGATTGTTAAAATTTGATTATTACCGCTACTACTCGGTTTTTTTAATACGCTGATAATATATCAAACTAAAATTACATTACCGTTTTTAAACGTATAAATATTACCTGAAATTTCACTTGGATAAACTTTTTTACCTTTAAGAAAGAAGTTAATTTTGTTTAGGTTTTTGTCTCTTAT